ATCCAGAGTTTAGAGTATTTCCTGCACTGTTGTAATCCACACTTATGATTCTTCCTGTACCAACTTTTGTTGAAGAGTACGATGAAGGATTTGTCGTATTGATTTGTCCACGAACAACTGAATGCAGATCAACAAGTTGAGGACCAATTCCGGAATCATCAATCTTGAAGAATCCAGTCGAGGTTGCACCACCGGTCGAATTTGCATTTGTCGCAATTACATAATTACCATAACTCAATGATAGTGGATAATTGTTTACGTTTGATGCTTGTCTTGATCTCTCGACGCTAAGATTGAAAGGGGCGATAGTTTCGAATTCAAAACCTTGAACATAGGCTTTTCCGGGATTTAGTGTGACAGTAAATAGTTCACTATTCGGTGTTGTATTTGCATGATTCTGCAAGAAAATATTGAATGGTCTAACCGTATATGAGCCAGATTCATCATTAGTTCTTCTGGCCAATGTCTTTTCGAGATCAGAGTATACTGGATACTTAACTATATTTGTTATAACCCCATTCTCTACGCGAAGTAGTTCTATGAACTGACTATCGTCTGTGCTTGTAAGAGATCTTTTTGCTAGGATCAATTGAAGTTTGTATCTTGATGCGCCGGGCGCCTGATAATTTGAAGCTTCAAGTGCAGGATCAAGAAGCGTAGTATCTGATGTTGGTAGAACAATTGACTTTGTCAATTCAAGACCAACACGATATGACGGAGTTGTAGAATATTTTTCAAGAATGATTGTCTGTGCAGCAACTCTTGCAAAATAACCATCTACAAACATTACGCCATCAGAAATACTCGCAACTGTACCTTGACCTTCTACTCCAGAAATTACTGCAAAATCTGATGTATTTGATGCCTTGATTGTATCATTGGCAAAAGTATCGCCTGAAATATAGTTGACCATGAGAACTGGTGTAGAACCGGTTTCATAGGTTAGTACGAATGCTGTTGCCTGAGTAGTTGCTGTGTTTGTTGTATTGTTGACATACTTACGATCAAAATTTGCAACTGTGATATCCGACCCGCTATATTGAGATGATAGATTTAGAGCAGCGGCCTTTGAAGTTGAAATCTGAGCCCCAGTTACAATACTTCCATTCTTGAAAATATGATCACCTAGACGCTGAACTTGCTTTTGTGCGATTGTTTGAAGCTGGGTTAGTTCACGGGCTTGTACAGCATATCCTGGACGAAACAGGATATTATAGAAATCCTTTGTCTCATCGTAGTCATTATAGTATGGAGAGTCTGCTGCTTCTGTAGGTACAATCTTATCTACCATCTTTTATCCTTAGTACTTTATGACTATTTTGAAATTTTCAGTCTGATCTATTGCTCTTGTGACAGGAGTGATGTTGTCAATATATAGCACTTGTCCAGAACGATTCTTTAGATTTGGATTTGTTGTGCTTGTGATATAACGATATGCTCCTGAAGTTTGTCCATTCAATGTTGTAGTTGTTGGCGTGCCTGTATATTCAGTAAGCTTCATAATGCTATTTGCACTATCCCACAACAATACTCTGCCGCTAAATGTTGAACTTGCTAGTGATGCTCCTTGATAAACATATTCATCTGTTGTATATTCGGGACCGCTTCCAGCCAACGCCAGAGTCAAAGATTGTGTGAATATGCTATTGCTGAATACATTTGATGTTCCGTATTCAATAGGATCTTTGATTATGCTAACTTGTCTATAATCATTATTTGCTACTAGAGTCCCATCTTCAGTTCCTTTGACAAGAACATCGATTAGAATATTAGATCCACCAAGTTCATACACAGGATTACTACCGTGACCATCATATGGTCCTATAATTGCACGAGCATTTGCTCCAGTTCCGTCACCTGATATGACAACGTTTGCAAAAGTATATCCAGTTCCTTTAGATGTAACGACAATATTTGCGATAGTGTTTGATACTGTATTCACATAAACTGTTGCATTTGCTCCAGTTCCGTCACCAGCTATCAATATAGAAACGTTACTTGAATTCGTATATCCTGAACCAGAATTTGATACAAGAATGACATCAATAGCTCCATCTACCGCTGCAGATTGAATACCCCATTGCGCCGAGCCATCGTCAAGAGATAGACTTTTAACGGGCATCCATGCGTCTGAAAGAAATCTTTGTCTTTCTTTTGTATTAAGAGTATACATATACTTCCAAATATATCCATCTGATTCAGTACTTGTGGTATTGAATGACGTATATGTCGGCATTGAAGTAGAATTTGCACTATTATTGTTGTATAAACACTTGTACACATTGTAGTCGCTTGTCAACACATAGAACTGTGTGTTTGCATCATATAGATTGTTTGCGGTATCGTCATATTGTGTATATACGGTATTTGCTGTCCAGTTTACTCTTTTTATAGCTAATGTGATATCATTACCTGTAATTTTCTTGCCTGCAATAACATCTCTCCAAACTTCATTTTTGTCAGCAATTGTATCGCTGGCTGTATTCGGTAATGAATCGTTTGCCCACGGTGTATTTTTACCATAGCACACATATAGCATTGTTGATGCGGGTTCTGATACTGATTCCAGTAACTGTTCGGCAGAATTAATACGAAGATTTGTGGTTGTGATAGCTGTCATCTATAAACTCTATTGTAAATCATATTTATGCATCGCTAGGAGAAGTGGTGCATTTTGTTATATTATTTGCAAACACAAAATCTCCACCGCGACCGCTATTTACATTTGCATATGTAGAATTGCTCTTAAGATATATTGCAGGTATCACACTCGTTCCGACATTTCCGCTTGGTCCCAAATATGAAGGTCTAAGCGATCCGTTTGCTCCACTAAAGTAACTTTGAATAGTTGTATTTGTAACATCAAAGAATGTATTAGAGAACCAAATTTCAGACAAACAACCCAAGAATCTATTGTTTCCTGCAGGAGTTCCAGAAACATAAACATTTGATGCAATATAATCTATATTTGCTTGTCCAGTATTTGAAACTGTAGACAAATTGCTTGAATTTACATCATTTAGGAATATTACACAACGAGATGTATTTGAAAGATTCCATGATGCAAGAACATGATACCAATTATTAGCAAAAATCTTGTTTCGTGTATTTGAAGACATGTCAAGAAGAAGTGTATTTGATGAATTTCTACCGACTATACGAATAGTACTATTTGTGGTGTTTGCTGCAGTGCCTTTCGATGTCAAGTAAACTGCAAATCTCGGACTTGTCGTCAGAGCAGTTGTATTCGAAATGCCAAATATTATCTGATCGTTTGTCAAATCGCTTGAATTGAACCAGAAACTAATTGTTCCATTTTGACCATTTGATGTATTAGTCAATGCTGCATTCTTATAAACAATCGAAGTTGATCCGTTAAATGATATTGCATTTGCCGTGTAGTATTTGTATGTGTTGGTATTAGAATAAGCAATCGAAATAGAGTCATTCACATTAGGCTCAGACTCATAGATATATTCTGCCCAAAGCTTCATGCCTGCCGGATGAACTAAATCGTTTACATACTTGCGATATTCTTCGATTGACTTTCTTAACTTTATGACATAACTAAAGTTTTGATAGTAATCACGATCTTCAAGATAATTTGAACTACTCAATAGACCAGTATCATCCTTGAAGCGTCCTGGATATGTATAGACGCCAGCAACAACATTTGCAGTTGCATTTGCTGTTCCGTCACCAAGACTTGCAAGATTTATGGATGGAGCCGAAGTATATCCACTTCCTCTATTTGTTATGCTAATAGATTCTATTACGCCAAGAGTTCCTGTTGCTGGTGTCAATTCTCCACCAAAGCCCAACAATGTTTCTACAGCAATATTTGCACCTGAACCCGCGCCACTTACAGAAACTGTTGGTAAAAAGTTGATATCATAGCCAGATCCGCCAATTATTTGTCCCGGACTTGATAGAAGAAGATTTGTGCGAATAATTGTTCCTGTTGCATTCACAACAACGTTTCCATTTGCCCCAAAACCGTATCCACCAGGAACATTTGTAAATATCAGTCTTGCACCATTCGAATAACCAGTCCCTCCAGAATTTATCTTTAGTTTTCCTAAGATGCCAAGATTCTTGATTCTGGTGTTTGCAGAAACAGTTACACTAGGTAATGATGTATAATTGTTTCCACCAGAAATGACACGAACCGTAGTCATTGGTCCAGTATTTGCATACAAGAAAAATGTCAATGTATTTGCCAATGAAGTATTTGCATTTCCGCCGGAAGAATTGCTATATGCGCCAATGGCAGTTGCATTATATGTGTTTATGATGTCCGAGTTGATATTATATGAACTAGGATGAAAATATCCGTTTGATGCTACAGCTGAAACATTTGCATTTGCTCCTGTTCCCCCTCCACCTGTAAATAGTATATAATCATCAACTCTAAATCCTGCACCACTGGAAACAACAGTAACGTTTGAAATATTTCCGCTACTTACTCTATCAATTACTGCAGCCGCGCCACTACCACCACCACCAGAAATAGGAACAGATACTCCTGCCGTATATCCAGTTCCTCCAGAATTGACCACTATTGACGAAACGTATCCAGCAATAAGATTACCACTTAATGTTTCACCATCAATATTTACTGCAAATACGTTTTCTCCAGATGAAAAAGTTCCTTCTTGTTTTGATAAAAAGAACTCATTATATCTTACGCCATTCTCATAAGAAACAAGAACACGTTCAACCTGCGCTTGAGCTGTAGATGTATTTCCTACAATTAATGTATTCTTGAACTTTGCAAGACTTGAAATGGTTTCATCCGCAATTCCATTTACATATACATCTGTCAGTCTAACCGACTTCTCAACTAACCATTTGCCCGATGACGCAATAAGAATATCATTTTTAGGATAATAAAACTCGGGTTGCTCATTAAACAAAAGTTGAAATAGGAAATTATATGATTTCTCCGTTCCTTTTGCACGATAGAAATCCTTGATGTTCTTTAGTAGCTTTGATCTATCTGATGGAGCATCTTTTGGTATTAATGATAAAAACTGATTATATAGATGAGTGTTGAACTCCTCAAGACCCGTGTCCGTAATCTTGTCTGTGTCGAAATAATTGCGAAGATTCTTTGCGCGTTCTACAGTTTTGCCAAAGCTTAATGTGCTATTCGATTGTTCAAGATATTCATAGTAAGCTTGTAGAAAAGAAACAAAAACAGGATGATCCGCTCTAACAAATTCTGGAAGCTGACTAGAAACAACCGTTGATATTTTGTTATTTGTTGCCATTAGGCTTCATTCTCCATTTTCACCTGAATGGCAATAGGATCTTGTGAATCTATCGATAGCAATCTATTTCTAAGAGGATGAATCGTCTTTTCCGAAGGAATTGCATTTATTGTCAATACCCCAGAAGCATAGTTTGGATTTGATGATATTGAAAGAGGCTTGAAGTTGTATAGATTTATTCTGCCTGTAGAGTAATTAATTCTACCAGCATTGCTATTGATTATTATCTTTTCGCCGGTGGTTGTTTGTACATAATATATTCTTAGGGTTCCGACTTGACCAGACAAGACAGCAGAAGCGGTTGCACCCGAACCTGTAGAATCCGAGATTGAAACTACAGCAGCTGTATAGTCGGATCCTGTGTTGACTACTTCAATTGATACGATCTTGCCATTGACAACTGTAGCTTTTGCTGTTGCACCTGTTCCATCACCCGTTATTGTTACAGTGGGACTATCACTATATCCAGATCCAGAATTGAGAACTTCTATGCTATCGATTCCAGTATATGACAATGGTGTTTCTTCAATGAGAGCATCACGCGAAACGCCTTGATTATCCAAAATTTGGAATGATGGATAGGAATATAGTTTGTCCTTGAATGTTCCTCTATTCAAAGGAATATTGAAATCAATAGTATAATTCTTGGATGTGTTTAAAGTGGGCTCAAATCTCTTTTGAGAGACGGTAACGAGATCACTTCCCAAAAATGAGCTATCTGATGCATCTATCAAATTTTGTAGCTTTGACGATCTGAATGTAGAATTAAATTGCTCAAGATCAGTCATGTTATAATCTGCAATCGTATTCTTGACAACTTGTATTAATTCAACTTCATTCTTAGTTGTTACTGTAGAATCATAGTTTACAGTTACATCAAATTTTAGATATAGATAATCCGGATCAACTATCTCTGGAATGACCGTCAATATGTTTCTATTTGCTATCAACTCGTTTATGATTCTATCTTTTTCAATGTCAGTAATCACATAACCAGATTTTGGTTTCATGGAAATGAATATTTTCCCATATACTACAGGATCGTTTTCTTCACCACCCCATACTGATATTGTTTCTACATTTGGATAATCTTTGAGAAGCAATGTGCCATAATCATCTTTTGTTACGGCTCTATTTTGAGAAGTATAAAACTTTGGAGCTATAAACTTGATTCTATCGATTGAATCTCTCTCAGAGCCACCAGCAGCGGCAGAAATTGAATTTACAACAACGTTGGAAAAGTTACCAATAGATGTTGTCAATGTAAAGGAATTTGCTTTGTTTGATGCGTCGCCGCTTGTAGATAGATATTTCATTTGAACGATATTTCCATCATTCAAATTTTTCCCAAGATAATCATCTCCAAAATACAATGTATATTGATTTCCATCAGATTCTTCTAGAAAATATACTTTTGAATTAGAATCCAATGTTGTCATATCGTCTGCTAAAGTATATGTTTGAAGAGTGCTATCTGTAGTTGAATTTTGAACTGAAATCAATAAAGTTGAAGTATCAATGTTTGCTTCGGGAATCAAGAATCGTCTTCTTGTATTTGATGGATCAACTACAACATTATACGAAATTTTTTCGCCTTGAGTGATTGAAACATTGCTAAAGGTGTATGTGTTTGAAGCGACATTTTTGCTTGCGACATACGAATCCAAATTTACAAATGTATAGTTTACTCCATCTATTTGTTCAGACTGGAATTGCGAATATGCGGGAAGTGTAATTGAAGAAAGACCGCTTGTTGGATCTGTATCAGCAACAACGATGCTAACTTCTGCAGTAGCACCTCTCATTGAAGTAGGAACATAATTTAGATGCTTTGAATGAGATACGACAGAACTTCTTAGAATAGCACTATCCAAAAACATTTCATTTCCGATCATATTCAAATAATATCCCATGTAATGGGTATTATAAGCAAGAACATCCAAAAGAATGTTTAATCCAGAACCTTCAAAATCATAATCTGTAAATTGACTTTGACTACGAAGATAATTCTTCAAATTATTTTTGATCGTATCAAAGTCTAGTTCAGCAATTCTAAGAACCGTATTGGATGTTGCCATATTATCTTACTCTTTCCAGAAATACGTTTATGGTTATTGGCGTTGCTTGATTTACAATATAAAAGGATATGGATACGTCAAATGAATCAGAATCTTCTCTTGCTTGAACCACAACATCTCTCAATTTAACTCTAGGTTCAAAATTAGTAATAACATCTTGTATTGCTTTTTTCAAATATTGTGTCGTCAAAGGCGAAAAGTTTTCAAATAACATCTGACGAACAGAACTTCCGATTTCGGGATGAAACGGTTTGTCATAATTTGACATATTGATTAGATTTCTAACAGATCTAATTATAGCTTGATCTCCAACGCGAGACGCGACATCATTTGTTGCAGGATGTCGTGTAAAATTAAGATCAAGATCTCTAAATGTTCTTACGGATGTGTTTATAGCCATGATTTTATTTATGTGAACTTAGATAGAAGCTTGCTCTGACCTATCTTGCTTTCCAAGATATATCTTCCGCAAGGATCGTTATACATGTATTCAAGCAAAGACGCTAGAGCTGCTTGTCTTAGTCTTTCTAGAGAATCATTGAAAAAGTTTCTATCTGAATTAATAATGCTTTGTATTTGATCTCTAATTTCATTTACTCGGATTATCATTTCTTCAATATCCGCTAAACAGCTGTTTATTTGTGATATCATGTTTTCCAATTCGCCAGAAAAGTCATTTAATTGATCATTCGCAAATAAACCGCTCATATTACCAAGTAGATTAAGACATCCTGATATTCCATCTACCGTATTGACAAGATCATTCAGTGATCTTCCAACCGAAAGAATTCTCTCTAATCCCGGAGTAAGATTGTTAGTACTACCAGCTATTACCCCAGCTAGAGTCTCTACATGGGTTGTGAATGATGATATTTCTTCGCTAAGACCGCCGGTACCAACCAATGAATTGCGAAGATTGGTCATTTGAGATGGATTGTAGTTAGTGCATGAGTTATTATCTATCGTAGATACAAGAGAAGTTACACTAAACGACAATCCGCTTATGGCTTCCGATACTGGGTTTTGAAATAGAGATGATTGTCCATCTTCAACTATTGAAGTAAAAATGCTTCTTTGCGTCGGTGTAAGTTGAACTACTTGAGTAGACCCGGTTGGATATATCGCTTCACTTGGAAAAGATACGATTGAACTTGGATTTAACGTTATTGACATGATTTTTCTCTTGACAAGCTATTGATTTTTCGTTACATTATTAGTGTCGTTGTTAACCAGCAAAGCATGTCTCTGCTCCCGTCATTATCATCGATCCGCAAGCAATTGGATCGCCAACTCTACCACATTGCAATCCATTGACATATACTGAACCAGACCCAGAAGCAAGAATACTATCATGACAAGAATCATTGCAACAATGTGTCACCCAATGATCACTTTGTCTATGAATACCTAGACCCTCAACAAAAACATTAGGACTCGCCGTGTCATTTATCCTTGGCGGATGACAGTCATGTCCTGTACACATACTATTTAATCTTGCAATTCCTGGCATTTCTTTACGATTTCTATGCTATTGAAACAAGTCCTTTTTTATAATCAACACCAAACCAACTTAAGGCAAGTTTCAAATTTCCACTACGATTAAAGCTTATGTGCATCCAACCAGAAGATGAACTTTGCGGTGCTTCATAGATGATTCTATCGAAAGGTAGATTTTCAGATGCCCACTTGCATCTTTCAAACAATTCTGCTTTACTTATACCAGGCCATTGAATATCTGCCGCTTGACCTGTTCCATGCTGTGATTGACTTTCTCCCGCACGATAACCGCTATTGATTCTAAATCCTGGATATTTTTGACGTAGAGGCTCTATGCAATTTTCCGAAAGTGCTTGTAGATTACATGCAATTTCAGATTCCTTTAGTCCCTTTTGAGCATTTATTCTATAGGGGAAAAGGCAACTAATAGAGTAATCTCTCAATTTATAGTTTGCACTTAAATTTTTATTGTAGTCTGCTTCAGTTAATGGCTCTGAAAAATCACCACACGTTACTGGCGGAGAGGGTACAGTATTTGCAGCTTCTGGCGATGTATCTTTTGGTGAATCAAATGAAACATAATCATTCGACTTTGATGCATAATCTGGATCAACATTTAAAGTAACACCAGCAAAAACAAATGAACCTGTCCCGCCAGGAACCTGTCTTTTTTCAATAACAGCTAATTTTGGATCATAAGTTTGTTCTATGTAGACTGGCGATTCTCCTGGCGGATTGAAGTCAATTCTTGGAGCAATAAACTTCATATTGCCGGTAGAAACTACTTCATATGAACCTTGTACTGAAGTTGTCATACTTCCACCAACTTTTAGATCCGCATCACCTCTCACAAAAATAGAACCTCTACCATTTATGGTAATACTACAATCGCCATAAACAAGAACATTGTTGTCCGATAGTACTATTTCATATTTGTCTTTGACTATTTTTGTAACACGAGTTCCGTCGGGATGTATTTCATCAAAAGTGCCCGAGCGATGTGCAACATGAATCCTTTCAGCACCTGGAGTATCATCCATTTCCATGACATGACCGGATTCAGATTCATAGACATGATTATAAGGATACACTGCAGCATATTTTGTTTTGGGCTCAGACCAATAATTTTCAGATGCGCCTAAAACATTCTTCACTACAGTTTGATTTTTCTCACCAACAATTGTTTGATCTACATTTTCGTTTCTAGCAAGTCTACTTGTTGTCGGCTCATTTACTATTGTAGGATATCTTTGTGCTTGTCCTTCAACAAATGAGACGCCAGAACTATCAGTATTATATGTTTTTGATTGTATTGTTCTTGGAGAAGATGATAGAGCTGTAGCATCTCTTTGATCCGAAAATCCCTTATCAATTCTTGGAGTAAATTCTGGAATACCTGGAACTATTCCCATCATTACGGGGAATTGACCATCATCAGAATCCAAGAAAAAACCAAAAACCATATCACCTTCCTTTGCAGAAGTGACAGTTCCGGTATTAGTGCTTATTGGTAATATGGGATGAGCCCAAGGAAGATCTTTTGAAGGTATTTGATTCTTGTCTTCAGTATGCCATCCAAAAATACGAACTTGACATCTACCTAAAGATAGAGGATCCTTACGATTCTCTATGACTCCAAACCACCAAGCAAAGCCATCAAGACCCATGAAATTTGTACGATTTATCATAGCTTCTTTATCTCTTTAATTGTATCATCACTATTTTTGGCATCAGGATATCTTGCTGATAGACAATCTCTCGTTGCTTCAACAATCATTTCGTAACTTTGAAAATCCATTTTATGTCTAATTGCAGTAATCAAGTATCTGCCACTATAGAATGGATTGATGTTTGCTTCTCCGGCATTTTTTACGGAAACTAAAGGTAAGTTGAACTCTATCACATCACCAACACTAATGAAAGTATCTCCCGGTATTACAAGCTTAAGTTTGAAATAGTTCAATTGACTTATTTGTGTAACTCTCTGTAGCAACCAATTTTCAACCAAGTTTTGTTTTATGGATGGTTGTTTGGAAGATATATTTGAATTTATATCGTGATTTCTATTTGTGGGATACATTCTCATGAGAGAGTAGTAATTTTGATATACTTTGTTTTTCAATCTATCTTCATATTCATTTTGAAATTGATAAGGATTCTTTTTTTCAATGTGTGATGAATTATTAAAAAAATCATTGTAGTTCATCACACTATCATTTACTTGAAGTCTAGTTAGATCAACACCTTTTAGCACACTCGAAAACATTCCTGAATTTATTCCAGATAATATATCAAATGTATTCATGAATTCATATTTGATTACATCTTGAATTTCACTAACTGAAGTGTCATCAACGAAATCGATATTTTTGGCTTTGTATGAATACTTTGCTTTTGTCTTTTGTTGAAATAAAGTTTCCAATGATTTGAAATTATATCCCTGAGTGTTTTCATAGAACATGAAATTTGCACCAGAACTTTTTTGACCTGAAGATAGAGTTCTTGCAGCCAACCATGTTATTGCCGCCAAAGGATTCATGTAAGGAATGATAATATCGTGTAATCCTGCGCTACTTTCTATATTTTGCGAAAGAAGTTTTTTTGACGATACAGCCAACTGATTTACAAGTATGTCTCTAACGATATCAGAGGTTCTTTTTCCCCTATAAGATTTTGAAATTCTACGAGAAGCCGAAATTACATTTTCTTCTGAGCAAAAATGTAACATATACGTCTGATTTGAAGTTGTTGCAGCTTTTACTTCACCACCAGTCATCTTGTAAATGCGAAATATCTTATCAAATATGATTTCTCTAGATGATCCCGGCTTGCCCACTGTTATTGTGATAAATTCAAATCCTGAAAGAGGAATTCTATTGAACAAATCCTGAGAGTCTGACATTAAAATATGTCCAGAAATTGTGCAATTGTATATGTCTTCAAATATGGACAACTCTATCATTTGTGGATAGATGTTTATACCCTCGCCATTTGAACTTGAAATGATTAGTTTCTGTAAAACATAAGATTTTTCTGATGTGTAATTTTTTTCAAACATTATTGTTCAATATAGCTATTAATTCGGCTTCTACGATAGGAGCGTATTTTTTATCCAATATCTTGATTCGTCTTTTAGATTCATTCAATTCGTCTTCATAATCATAACAAGATACTGAATTTTTTGTAGTTGTTATTGTGACTGTATTTCCATCTTTCAAATTTATTGTTTCAGTACTACTAGATTCTAAATTTGCATATGTATTGTAATCAAGTTGATATTTGTTTATTGTTAATGTTGAAGTAACAGAATCTGTTTTTGTAACTATTTTTTCATAATGATGTGTTGTTGTTTTTGAATTTTGAATTGATCCATATTTACTTTCAAGAAATGAATTAAAATTCGAATATGTTAGAGGCCAATCATAAGTTGGATCAACGATATTATTGATGAACAAAATTATCCAATGACGATTTGGATTGTCGTAATATTTTGAAGCCAAAATTTCTGGAGTATCGCCATCAACAACATCATATGTGTAATACACAAATGTTTGATTTTGAATACTTTCGATCATTCTCGCTCGAATGAAAATATCAGTAACTACCCTTACACTCGGCGAATATGAACCGACAAGATCATAACCTGTTATGGGAAATTCTTGAAAATATGCCATTAATATCCCTTATCGATAGCTTCTCTAGTAATAATGTTCAATTCCATAAAGCTTAGTCTCATTCTAATCTGTATAGGCATGCCATCTTCAAATGTTGCAAAGGTGCCAGCAGATGCATAATCAACCTGAACATCCTCAAGAACACAAGTTGTCATTCTCGGAATATTAGTATTTTCTACAAATGACCCATTAGAAGTCTTTCTCAATAAGGTTATTTCAAATTCTGAGGGTGGTACAAAAAGAACTCCTCCAGCAAATAATTCTGGCGCCGAATGTCTTCTAAATTCATATATTATTGACCAAACAAGATCTGCTTCCTTTGTATCTCTTGGAGCAAACACAAAATCGAAATTGAATTTTCTTAGCTGGGGCGATGAGTATAAAACCTCAATAACAGGATTTATAGCATATCCTATAAGC